GCAGATGTTCCTAAATTAATAGCGGTAACATCTCCAACTTCATCGTGTAATTGATCGAGGGCGCCAGTAATAGTATCGTTAACGGCATCAATACCAGTAATATCAACATTACCAATTTGATCTTCGTGTTCTCTAATAGCAGTTTCTACAGTTGAAGCTGTTGTACCCATTGCTATAGAAGTAATTGTTCCAAGTTCAGCATCGTGTTCATTAATTGCTAGAACTAAGTCATTAGCAGCAGTTGTTAAACTTTCAACAGTACCAATGTCATCTTGTAATTCGTTAATTGCAGCAACAAGATCTAAAGAAAAAACTTTAATTTGCTCTGCGCTAGAAGCTGGAGTAGTTAATTGTATGTATGTTCCATAAGTGTTATCAACTACAACCAAGGGTCCATGATTAGTTCCAGTAATTGTATCGTTACTACCCAATGCTCTAATTAAAGTTGAAGCACTAAACGTACCATTATATGTTTTAACTCTTATAACACCATCAGATACAGAATGTAAAGTACCATACCAAGTAGAATTAGATTCAACAAGTGCCTGTGTGGCTTGAGTATCACCTTGATAAATTGTAACACCTTCTGTATAATTTGTAAGAGTAGGTGATCCAGTTTGAGTAATAGTCGCTTTAATATTTACTGAGTGGAATCCATTAGGACCCATTCCTTGAGTAAGTTCAGTACCACCGTTATAAACTCTAGCAATAGCAACAGGGTATGATTCAATTACGATTCGAATTATTTTTGCAGCTGCTACTGTATCAGGAGAAGAAGCTCCAACTTTAAGATCAGCTGTTGTACTGAATGTACCAGAAGAATCTCTTACCAGAATTTTATCAGTAGTTGCTGATACAATATAGCCTTGCCAGCTTGGCGTTCCACTTGTTCCTTGATAAATAACAGCATCTTGTACATATGACGCGTCAAGAGAAGAAACAGATTCTAGAATAATATAACCAGCAGTATTATCAATAGTATGAGCTGGACTAGTCTCAAATCTACTAGTTTTAGCTGGAGACGAAGTATCAGGACCAGCAAAAAGAGTTTGGCCTGCTGAAGCTGAATAGACATATGTCTTATCAGCCATTAGCGCATTGAGTTGTTCGTTATCACCTAAGTGTAACGAAATCTCGTTTGACTTCTGTCTAAGTTTCTCTAATGTGTCCGTTTTATAAATTCTAGTTTCTTTGTTAGCCATTATTTTCCACCAATTAGTTTCTGTAGCATTTTCTTAATTTCAGCAACATCGCTCTTTAGATTATCTATATCTTTACTCTGTTGCATATCAAGTTTTTGTTTATTTTCATTTGCTTTAATCTGAGTTCTTCTAGATAGATAAGCATCGTTATTAGTATTTATAATAGCTTTAGTAGCGGTATCTCGCTCGAGGCCAGGATTATCTTTTACTTTTACTTTTTTATTAGCCATAATATTTCCTATTAAGTAGCAGCAATTGCTCTAAAGTCTTTAACAGTTGGTGGTGTTGATGAATTTTGAGATCTTAAAATAATCTTAAATGCCATAGAACCAAAACTACCTGTAGGATCAATTGAATATTTAACTTCGTTATAAACACTATTATTATCATTTGTTGGAATTGCATCAACTGGTAAAGCAGCAATCCAATCTAATCCATTAAAATCAATATCAGAACCGGAAGGTAGGGTTTTATAATATAGATCTATATTGGTACCCGATGGTCTATTTACTGAAAGAAACATATCAATAACATCAGCTTCTTCAGCTAAATCGATTTTCTTAGTTATATATTTAGAAAGTTCCGAACCACCATAAGCATTCGTTTCTGCTACAGTTCCATTGCTACCAATTTTGTTTTGAACAGTAATAACTGATAATCTATTAGCATCGAGGACTGGAGTAAGGTGATCATTATCACTTGTAAGAACTGCTTTCAGCGTAAACGTTTTAGTTCCGCCAACTTCGTTAGCAGTTGAAGATACAACTCTTGGTGTTGGGAAGAACTGATTCATATTAGGTAATATTTCAATTATATCTTTTACAGCATATGGAGTTTCAGAACCATCAATTGACTTCTGTGAAGTTGCTGTTAAGTAGTATCTAATATCAGTACCTGGAAGAATTACTTGAGCCGCTTGTAAATGACATACATCGTAATGTCTATTTTCAGTAGCTGTAATATTTACTCCACCGCCTGATCCACTTGTATCTGCAGTATCACTATTGTTTGCTGTGATTGTATATGAATCATGAGTAATATTACTAATAGTATGAGTACCATTAATATTAGTATTATCAATTCCATTAAACGTTGATACACCAGCAATAATAACAGAAGACGATGCTCCATGCATACCATGATTTTTATGTCTTACTGTAATTACGCCAGATCCACTTGTTGTTGATAACGCATCGGGTTTTAACGATTTAACTTCAATAGTATCATTTACAAATGTTACTTCTTTATTAGTACTAAACTGCGCTCGATTAATAGTAAACTTAAGATCTCTGCTTTGATCTGGAGTCCAAGTAGAAGCATTCTGTGAAGTAAAGAACGACCCACCATGTGGTTGCTTATTAATTCTGTAATTAGTATTTGTTACATCAAAGCCTCCCATTTCAGCGACCCAACACTCGTACTCATCACAATCAGCTTGAATAACAATAGCGTATTCTTGATCTTGCATTAGATACACTGGAGTTTCAAAAGTAAATCTAGTTGCAGTTGTTGCAGTTGCTGATGTATTTACATTACCAGGATATAATTCAACTTCACTTCCTGGAACAACAATTTGAGTAGGAGTTCCATTTTCAGTTGCAACAATACTAATTGATACTGGAATTTGAACATCATCCCCAGTCTTTATTGTATACTTGCTTTTAAAGAATAAGTCAATTGAAGTTGCATATATACCACCAGACTTTTCAATCAATATACTTTGTGCTAAAGGATCTGACCAGGTAGTTGCTGTTCTACTAAACGTTTCACTAATAGTTCTATTATCATTTAATCTAGAAGTTTCTAATCTAGGAACCTTAGTGTTGGTAACAGTTCTTTGCGTTGATTCTATAAGACCTTGAGCATGAAACATAGTTTCAGCTGAAGTTCCTTCTGCTTGCTTATCATTAGCAGTAGAGTCTGATAATCTAAATTCCTTAGTACCAGTTTTAAATTTAATAGAAGCATTTCGTGGAATAATAAATGATCCAGTAATAGCACCTGTATTATCAGTAGTTAAAACTCCTGAAGATCCACCTGGGTGCGAAGTTGCTCCAGAATAGTTAATTACATTTGAAGTATTAGACCATTCTTGATATGCTTCTTCTCTACAAAACGCTGTAACATTAATATCATTAAAGAATGCATATACTTTAGTTTTAGGTTTCATTTGTGATGCTTTAAAGTATACCTTTCTAGATCTCATAAATGGTACAAAGTTAACTTCAACAATTCTATTACCAGCTTCTCGTGTTACAGTATCAAACGCTACGTCAGTTCTTAAACCAGATCTAGACTGATTTGAAGTAGCAGTAGTAGTTGTTAATGTTGTTGTACCAATTTGTCCACCACCACCAAAGGGTCTAAATCCTCTTCCAGTAAAGTCCCACCAATCACCTCCGCGAACTCTTCTAGTAGTAGAAGAAACTTCAGTCTCTAATTGTCGACCCGTCCAGTTGGTTTCCCATTCATTCCAAACTGTTCCTAAGATTCCATCTTCTTCAGCTCTTTGAACAAATTGATCATATTGGCCAGTGGCATCAATAATAATGTCTGGTCTTACGTCAGTTTCTTTCCATTCATCTGATTCTGGAGATAGTTGAACTCTACCATTCCAAGTAAATACATTGTATGGATTAACATTAATTGCAACAGAAGCATAAGGCTGTTTAGTGTGAATGACCTGACTATATGGTAGTGTCCAATTTGAACCAGTCTTTTGAGCTGTTCCTGCAATGCTAGGAGAAGTAATAAGATTTACATTTTTTGCTGGACATTCAGGTCTTAAAATACCATTTTCTTTATCAACAGACTCACTACATTCGGGGTGTGTCATATCAGCGATTGATTGATCTTTAAATGAATCTACAATAATACCATTTTTAAATCTGCTTAAACCAGCTCCATCAACCATATGAACATCAGCAGCTGATTGCTCAAGTAAAGAAAGTGATGTATAGTATTCTATATTTTTAATTCTTTTATCAAGCTTACCAATATCTTCCATTGTGTAACGCTTGTTGTCTTTCATTTCTGGAATAATATCAGCTAAGGTAAATCCATAAGGCTTAAGCTTTAATTGATATAGGGTAAGACCATCTTCTTTATCTTCAGGTGGCTGTGGATATTCAGATGGAACACCTTTAATTATTTCAAATTCGCCATCGCGTTTAATAATAAGCTTGTCGATTCTAGGAAGATAGTAATTAATATCAGCAACTAATGCATGACCTACTTTAGGAGCTCCAGATAAACTTGCTCCAGCACTAGTAAAGTTGTTAGCAACATCTGATTTTCTTGGTCTAAAGTCTATGCAATCTCTTAATTGTAAATTGCCAGCTGCTCCAGAAAAACTTGGAATGTTTACATAATCTGCAGTAGGATATGAATCAACACAGAAATAATCTCCAGCTCCATGAATATAATATTTAAATGTTACTACCATATCACCAGTTGGTAAAGGTGCAGTACCACCAATTTTAACAATCTTACCTTCATCATAGAAGTTATCTCTTTGACCATTGTCAAGAGTAAAGTTTGCTGTTTGATCTGTACCACCAAAATCAACAATAGAAACAATTTCAATAATATCAGCTTTGTTTAACTCATAAGAAGCTGCGCTACCATTGGTAACATTTATTGTTTCTACTTGAGTTGTATTAGTTTTAGTTTTTGGTGCAATTGTCTTTTTAATTGTAGCTACAACATTACAAACAACGCCATCAGAAATTCCAATAGCTGATGTATCATATGAAACTCCAGTAGTACCATTACCACCAGCACTTTTATTTCCAAGAACATTAGTTTTAACATCGCCTCCAACGGGAGCAATAATAATATCATTAACGTCTTCAAATAAACCAACTGAAGTTGTTATTGATAAAGTTCCAGATCCAGTTGTTGCTTGAAATAATCTTTTAATAGAGTACGTCGTATCTCGAGTTGGATCTGCTAATGTTTTAATAGCACTTTGTGGTAATTTAAATACTGCTGCGTTATGACCAACATCAAATCTTGTACCATCAGCTGCTGCAACCAAGTTACCAACAAAACCATATGTCGATTGTGATACGTTATCAACAGCGCTAAATGTGCCGGACGACATTACAATATCGAATAGGTATAGTCTTACATGATCCGAGAATGATTCCATTCCTCTTACACGAGCAGTACCAACTGAAGCGGCTGCAGCTTTTAAAGTAATTGGAGTAAAGTTTTCTAGATCTGGAACACCTTGTAATCCAGTTGTATCTAATTTAATATAGTTACCAACATTAATTTGCGTATTAGATTCATTATAGAATCCAGTAGCATCTGATCCTCTAGGCTTATCAATATCAATGTAAGTTGTTCCAACCTTATGGTTTCTATAACCTTGAACATACGCAGTGGATGGTTCAACACCTAACGCAATTTTATCAGCGCTTCCACCTTCAGCCGCCGTATATTTACCAAAGTTACCTGCCTCGTCATTTAAGTGTTCTAGAATTTCTAATTCAAATGGCTTAACGACATAATCACCAGACTCATCAAAGGTTCTTTGCGCAAGTCTTAACGATAGTCCAGTATCTTCAGTTTTATCAGTTTTATCAACGCCTATAGATCCATTTTGAATTGTTAGTAGCGTGATATATTTATCAATTGTTCTACTATCAATATTAATTGGTTGTTTAATTAAAGTTGTTAATATTTGATATCTGTTAGCACCTGGGGCAGAAGTGTTTGGAACTCCTTGAGCATTGTCAACTAACGTAGCATCGCTTGCCGAACTTACAAGATTTTCAGCAACTTGCAGTCCAACAATATAAGAAGGATTTGACGTGTACTTATCTAAAATAAGAGTAGATGAAGGTACATATGTAAAACATCCAGATATAAAATAAACACCTTCTGTTATAGAAACAGAAGAACCTTGACCTACTGGATCAGCAATAGTCGAAGCTGATCCAGTGCCTGTATCTGATCCGCCACCAACCATTCCATATTTTACTGGATCTGCATTTGATGTAAATACTTCGCCTGAAGCAAACTTTTCTACTGTATTATTTGTACCACCAGATTTTTGATATTTAATATAAAGAGTATCTGGATCTAATCCTTCTGCAACTACTGCTTGTAAAACTGTTGCTGTTACTTGGTTACCACTATTACCAGTACCAGTAATTGTACTTCCAACAAAGCTTTGTAACCCACCCGAAGTATATGCTACACTACTATAAGTAAATGAAGCTTCAACTTTGATATAGTCATATTCAATGTTAAGAGATAAGTCTCCATTTACAACTCGTGAACCATCTTTAAAAGCGTATTGTCCATGCCTATCAATCTGAGCCTGCAAGGCTGATTGCATTTGAGTAAGTTCTCTAGCTTGTACTGCAAATCCAGGACGAAACAAAATCCTATGATAGTTTTTAGCTTCATTGAAGTCGTCGTAATATGGCGAGACTGAATAGGTTTTTATAGATGTTGTAGTCATATTTTCTCTCTTTTAAACTAATATTTATATTAGAATTCGATGATGATTTTTATATCTTCAATTTGCGAAGCGGTTCTATCAATCGGGTTTCTGTTTTCTAAGAATATAACATCACCACTATGAACGTCAACTTCTGGATTAATTAGGAAATCATTAGAAGCTGGTTTTGGTGTTCCTTCAGCTCCTGATGTTGCTCCAGCAACAGTACTTCCAGTAACAAAATTACCATAACCAGTTTTAGAATTTTGTAGATAATGCACATAACCAGTTCCACTATCAACTTCAACTACAAACGCTTGTGCTAAGGTTGCGCCACTGCCTTGAGTGATTAGTTCATCAACAGTAAAAGAAGATGTTGTTGACGCAAAGCTAAGAGCTGGAGTTGCCTTTAGAGTAGCAGAAGTTGAAATAGTAGCAGTTCCAAAGTTAAATGGATTTTTTACTAATGTGATTTGTCTAAAGTCATTACCAGTTGTTAGGTCACCACCACCAGTTCCATCTAGTAATGTATTAACTGCCGAGAAGAAACCACCAAGTTCTTTAACTGGATTTGTTCCATGACCATTTTCAGGAGAGAGTACAGCCCGAGCCGAAGCATCAGAACCACCTCCACCAGAAATTACAATATGAGCAGTAGAATAATCAGTACCTTTTGCGGTAACTGTAATTTCTGTTACAGCACCACCAGAAATAGTAGCAGTAGCAGTAGCTCCTGTTCCAGATCCAGTAATATAGACATTAGGAGCTGATGTATAACCAGTACCACCCGAGCCAGCTGGTACTTCAATTCTTTCAATACCAGCTGCAGTTGTAGAATCCCTTGAAGCCTTTTGGTTTAAATACTGAGCATAATCACCTTCAGATAAAGCAACTTCAGCAGCAGCATCATCAGCAAATGATTCAACATTAATAGTTTTAACAGGCATATAAGAAGTTGTAAGGAATTTTTCTGCATCGGCGACGGCTACCGTATACATATATTTCCAAATATAACCATCAGATTCCGCTGTTGGAGCAGTCAATGTTTGTGTTGGTTCTTGAGTTGATCCAGTGCCAGGAGAGTATATAACCTTATATACTTTAAACTCTGATGTAATAACATAGAATGCTTTGTCAAACATATTAGGATCGTTTGAGTCCCATTCAACATAGCTAGTACCAGTAGTCCAAGTATGTCTTGGAACAACATGAGATACATCTGCAGCATTTAGCTTTTTAAGCGCAAAAATGTTTTCTCTAGCTTCTACAAGATCATCAATTGTATCGCTTGGGGTAAATGGTTCAGTATCTGTTGTGTCTGAAACTGAGTATGACCATGCATCTGTTTTACCAATTGCTACGAATACGCTTGAACCAGATACCGGTGTGTTAATATCGTCTTTGAAATTCTCTGCATTCAAAGTTCTGAATTTAGAAGTTACTATTGCCGTCATGATTATTTCCTATTAATTTGTGTGTACAAACGAGTTAACGTTATATTTATTTATATCACTTATCGAAGTACTTTGTAAATCTACACCGCCTAATACCTCTAAAGTTTCATTAAAATCGTAAAGCATATTATTGTTTAATATGTTTGTTTTTTGACTATAATAGTCATTTTCTGGTTGGGTTCTATATCCAGCTGAAACAACGGTTACTTCATTACCGCCCATAAATTTATCTGATGCTGGAGTAGTTTCTGTTATATTCCAGTTTTGGCCAGATGTAAGAACGCCCTTTTGTAAAAGCTTGCCATTATATAATTGCCTGGCTCTGACTGAAGCAACAGTTTGGACAGGGTTTATAACTTTATTAAATTGCGGATCAATACTAGTATGATTTAATTCTAAAATCCTAGTAACCTTTTGCACTTTAACTCTATCTTCATTCTTAGCTCTTGAAGCAATATAAACTCCAGGTGTTATAACATAACCAAATCCTGGATTAACAATTTCTGCTGATACTATTTTAGATGGAACTAATTGTACCTTTGCTGTTGCGTTACCAGCAATAGATATAGTAGGAACTTCAGTATATCCAGAACCAGGATTAATAATATTGATATGTGACACAGAACCATTTTCAATATAAGCAATAGCAGTTGCGCCAATACCATTTCCGCCAGATATAACAACTGTAGGTTGTGATGTGTATCCACTACCAATAGAATTCATTTCTATTCTATTAACACTAGTAGGTGCTAATATATATTTACCACTTGCTGTAATATTAGTTTCTAATGGTATGCCAAGATTATCTTTAGATGTTGGTTGATCAAATAATATTTCTGGTGGTATAGAATATTTTTTAGTTGTATCTGGAACAACATTAATACTAGCAATTTTAGATAAATTTGGATTTCCTGCAACATTAGCAAAGGCAGAAGAATAATTAGCTCCAGCATTTGTAACTGTGGCTCCATTAATTCTGCCTTTAGCATCAATAGTACATGTAACAACAGCTTGTGTTATTGTTTCACCAGTCCGTTCTACACCATTAATCACAATTGTAGGAGCACTTGTATAACCAAAACCAGTATCTGCTATTTCAACACCAGTTACTGTACCAGCATTTACGCCAGACTGTGGTACAACCAATGATAATCTTCCAGATCTATGAATATCTACATATGTAAATGGTAAATACTGTGAAGCAAACATTTCAACAAGTAACGCAATATCTTCAATACCTATAACACCAGGCTGTAAGTCTGGCATGGAAGATAATGTAAATCTATTTGTTCTTCCATAACCAAAATAGCTTTCACCTGTTAATTGATTATGTTTAGGACCACCAACATATCTTAATTCTCTTAGGAGTTTTTGATCATCTCCTAGCTCATCACGAGTAGCAAATAACTGAATTAAAATTTCAGCAAAGTATTTAAAACCTGCTGGGTGAACTAATCGATTATAGAAGAAATCCCACGATGATAAATTTTGACCAGTACGTATGAGATACGAGAATTTTTGATATCTTAAACTATCTTGAATTTTAATTGTATCAGACAAGAAACCTTTCTTATCTAAATAGATACCACCCTTTGGAAGAGCTGGATTTACTTCCCAATTACCTGATGATGGAATAAGAGTTTCATCCCATGGATATTCGACTTCAACTTCATCATCAAATAAAAGTCTAAAGAAAACTTCAATAGAATCTGATGAACCACGAATTTTATAATACTCTGTAATTGCTTTATAAAGATTTCTTTTATTAACTTGAATCGAACGAGGAATAACAGCAGCAATTTCTTTTTGTATAAGTTCTAGGTATTGAGATGATGTCCTATCAATATCCATAGACTCTTCAATCGTATTAAGAGCATATGAAGCGCCTGGGCCAGCCCAGTATTTAATTGGTGTTACAAGAGAAGCTTTTTGTGTATTATAAGAATCTAATCCTGTGACAGTGAATGTCTTACCAATAGCAGACCTCGTCGTAGCAAGAGACCCTGGAAGATTATTACCGTTTGTAATAAAAACATTGTTTTCATCCATTGCAAATGTAACAATAAATCCAGCACTATCAGTTAATGTAAGTACCGAGTTTGCTCCATCATCATCAGTAAAGAAATGATCGTTTTCATTCTTAGGATCATTAACTCTAAATACTGCTTTACCATCTAATACTATATCAGTGTATGTCTCTGTCTCTTGATATATAAACTCTTCTAAGTTCATATACGTATAATAAGCTTCTAATAATAGTTGTATACCACCAGAATTTTCTAGTATCTCAGATGGTATTAACTCTTCAGTTCTTAAGTTTTCTTTTGTTACCGCTTTGGAAGAAGCTCTAGATTCAATATACCCAGGTGAAGATATATCCGAAGAAAAATGAACATTATTAGGGTTATGAGTTCCAGCCATCTTATCTGAGCCTTGAAGTAGTTGTATAGTTAATCGTACCCGAAGAACCTGATACAGAAATTGTATCGACACTTGGAGTGATTTGTACTCTTAATGGATCAATAGCAATTAACTGATCTCTCTTTGGTGCTAAATCTAATGAATCCGGAGTAACTGTAACTCTAATTGTATTATTAGAATCATCATCAGGAACAAAGTTGTTTAAAATAATTGATCCAGCTGTCACATCAATAAGTCCAGCATCATTAATAACAGTTACATTCTCAGAGTTAATAACTTTGTAAACAATAACCTGTCTGTCTGTAGATCCACTAATAGGAATATCACCAAAGTATACTTCTTCACCACCATATTTCCACATTGTTGAAGAAATAATAAAGTTAGCAGAAGATCCTGACTTAAAGAATGGTGCTGTAAACTGCAAGTTAAAATTGTTATCCTGGCCAGACGCAAGTTTATTGGGAGTAATATTCATAAACATATATGGTCTTACATTACTATTTTGAATAGACGGATCAGCATTATCAATCGCTTTAAGTAATTGAGAATGTCTAAATACACCATCAAACTTATTAAGTTCATTAAAGTTATAATCAGATATAGTATCTCTCACAACAGCAGTTAATTCAACAGATGATCGATCTGTTAAGTTTGGATTATATTTAAATGCCACGTCTAATTCTAGATATGTAAAATTAGGATCAACAATAACTGGAGTAATAGATACAACACTCTTACCTTTAAGAATTGTATTGGTAATTTCGGTTTTTTCGTTTTGAGTTAATATCTCGTTAACAAGTGGTTTAATTGAAATATAAACAGCACCATAATCTGGTGGATTATTATCTTCGCCACCCCATGTAGAGATAGAATTAATATTAGTAAATTCTTTTTGAATAATTGCTCTATAATCATCAGAAGTTACAGCTCTATTCTGAGATGTAAATGTTAAAGGCGCGTTAAATCTTATAGATTCGTTTGTTTCTTTTGGTGTGCCGCCTTGAGCTTTAGATAATGTATTAACTGTAATATTTGCATATCCACTAATGTTATCTACCATTGTAAATACATTAGCACCATTTGAATCTTCACCATTTGTAAAGACATAGTCAAGAGTTACAATATTATTATTAAGCGGTTTCTTACCTGTAACACCATCGCCGAAATATACCTCAAAGTATTCATTCGAATTTTCTTGGAGATAAAAAACTCTACTTGATGAATTAACATTAAGTAAAGATTCAAACTGCGTATAGTTATCATAAGATGTAGATTGCTCATTAGCTTGAATAAGAACTCTTAATGTTGAAGTATCGGCGTCGTCATCAGATATTTGATACTTTTGATTTTCAATATCATTATCAACTCTATATAAAAGCTTCTTACGAGTTCCTTCTACAACTATTACATTATCAAATGTAAATGTATTACCATCGTCTGAAATAACAGCAGACTGCTCTTGAAGTACAACATATCTATAATTTCTACCATCAACTTGAGTGGTTAGCTTAGACCCACGAGGAAGAGTTAGCGTAGATGGAATAACACCAGACTCAGCAGAGACGTCTACTGTAATTGTAATAGTAGCTCGAGGTGCTAGAACTGAACGAGGTATATAACCTAAGAGCTTAGCACGAGTAACAATGTTACCACGTATCTGAGCTGAATCTAAAAACGCTTCGTTTAAAGCAAAGTGCGCGGTCATAGCATTATAATGTGTATTATAAGCTAATACATCTAAGAGTGAAGACAAACCCGATCCTTCAAAATCATGACTATTAAAAGCTGTTTGAGTCTTTAAATAGTTCTTAAGATTCTTTTTAATCTGATCGAAATCAAGTTCGGTTACATTTAAATTAGTTGCCATATCTTATTACCTTAAACGTTTTAGTACGATTTCTACTGTTTCTTGAGAATCGTATTCTTTGATTCTAAATTTAACAAGAATCCTATATGAATTATTATCTACTTCATCAACAATATTAATGAATATAAGTTCTACTCGTTGTTCACCATCAGTTATAGCTCTTGCTATATTTTCTTTTAAAGCTTGTTTTGTAATTTCATCAGCCGGTTCAAAGAGAAGAGCTCTCATATTAGCTCCAAGACCAAGAGCAAATGGTTTTTCATAAAAATTAGTTAAGAGTAAATTACGTACAGCATATTTAATAGCTCTATCATCCTTTAATGGTATAATATCATTACGTATTGGATGAAGAGTTAAGTTAAGATCAAGATCAGTCCAGGGCTTTAGTCGCGACGCAGACTGTACTCGCTTAAGATCGCCAATAATACCGCTTGGTTCAAGTATCTGACTGGATTTATCTGATAAATTTGTAGTAGACATATAACTATTTATACCTCTTCGGTAGCAAGATTAGCTTTTCTTCTTACAAGATATTGATTGCATGCAGTAGTAAAATCTTCAGCTTGACTAAATCTTGAATTATTATTTTTTACTAAACCATAAGTTTCACTACATATCTGACCTTCTTTTATAAAGTCCCATGTCGCATCTGGATATTTAGAACTAAGAGTTTTTTGAGCAAGCCTTAGTTCTTCTTTTGTTCTACTATGTTTCTTATACGTGTTATAGTCTCCACCTGCGGCTTCTATGACTTCAACAAAAAGTTCTTCCCATGTGCTATTATAAAAAAGTTGATTCTTTTTCTTTGATCCAAATCCACTAAAGATACTTCCAGCTTTAGGTCCAGCTGCAATATACTTAACGCTATTTCTCATAGCTGTAGATAACAATTTTCTATTTAATTCTTCTAAGTCTTTAACTATTACAGGAGTAGGTTCAGGAGCAACAGGAGGTTCTTCAGGTACCTTAGGTTCGCTTGGTTCTTCTTTTACTGTACCATCATCTTTAAGTTCCATATTAGGAACCG